TTGTGATATATTCATATATGTATACCTAGTGAATGAATCGTATAATCATAACTGTATCCATATCACATGTACTCTGTGTAAATCGACTATATCAAACCTACTCATATAGTCATCCAAATCTGTCCTTCTAATTCTATTGCACACTACAGTATAGTACTACTAGTATCTTTTATATTGATCTATTCATACTTTACACTCTAATTCTAAAAATATAAGCTCTTATTCACCTAACTTTGCTAATTTTTTAATCTTTACCATAGCAACTGTCGTAATAGGCTCTCCGTCGTACCGTGTAGTTTGTACTGTATGAACGAGTTACAAATATTAGTTAGTGTGTATCTTAGAATTTCTAATTCTATTCTATTGGGAGAAGCGAACTTTGATTCGGAGAATTAAAGTCGCTTCGTAACTAATCTTTTATATATAGGCAGTATATGTAAGGTGCTTGTGTTTTTCCATTTTGTGAGATGAAAAATCAGATTGCTTCCAAAACAAATAACACGCATCGTAACTTATGTTTTTTTTATTCACACTTCTCCACTTAAAAAATATATAAAAAAAAAGGCGGTGGATATATAATAGGTAAGACACTAACACTGCTACCACCGCCACCTTGCGACTGGAGGCGAAGCCGCCAGGAGCTAGTGCATAAATGACCAGGTGCTATAATGATCGTCTAGTTATTATTTTATCAATCTCAACTCATGTGAAATTACCATTCTTCTAGAGAGTGGTTCTATCTATCATGGTGAGTGATCTATAATCAAAACTTGCAATTCCAAAAAGTGAATTTTTGAGTAAATTTATCAACTATTGATGAATTTTTCAATTTACAAAACTGCTCAGTCCCACGTTTACCGGACGTAAGCTTCACGCCCATGTAGCATGGACGTAGTACGAATAATTTCAGCTCACCCCTTGTTCTATCGGGGATGGTACCAAGCACGGTAATACCGAACGTAAGTCAATTGAACCCAATCTACGTGAAAGTAGATTGGGTTCAATCGTTATAATATCGGTGGTGAGTCATATTATTATCTCTCAATCACTATAGTATCGCTCGTAGTGATATGTCTAATTAGGTGATGAGTGATGAACATCTACATATATTGAGATCGCATATCTAATTTTAATATCAAATACCTACTCCGAAATTAGATATATTTAATAAATTTGATATAGATATTAGCTAAAAAGTACATATATCCGATGTATCCAATCTACTCTAAATAGACATATATTCAATCTACTCTAAAATTAGATATCAGGTAACGGATCAATTAGTATCTAATATATGCCACATGATCTAGTGATTAGTAGAAGGTATCGGATAATACTTGATACCTCCCACTGATCTAGTGATTAGTAGAGATACATCAGATACAGCCAGATGTACTTACTGATCTTCGATTTGATGAAATACATACTACGTTCGATGTAGTAGGTGATTAGCTGATTTTACACTCTTCCATTCCTCGGGGTATAAGTTTTGCTAAAAATGCTTACGAGCGGTCTCAGAAGCAAATCATACATTTAGTACAGATGTGATTTGTAGTCATAAATCACCAGTGCTTATATTACCGATACTAGTGATTTTATCGAACCACTTTCCTCAGGGAATATATCACTTATTTTACATATAAATCACCAGCACCTATAGTGTAATGATAATTGCAAATACTCTTCCAATCCTCGGGGTAGATACTTTTTTACTCATATCAGATGACCTCACTTTCAACATGAGTAGATATCTTTCGCTACTACTCAAAGTGCATATATTTTTAGCATAGAATCAGATGGTAAATGTAGCTGATATCTGATTAGATTAGCTAGATATCAGCTAAAATAAAGTGCTAAAAAAGAGGGTCTGTCACCCGTGGTTTTATAAGGGGTAGGAGAGGTGCTATTTCTACCTGTATATCCCTACGTGACCCCCCATATTTGCTATATTTCGTGTTTCCTACGTGCAGTAATATAGGCGTTCAGAAATGGGTATTTCAGTAAGTCTGAAACTTATCTGAAATTAGCAGTATTTGAAGATCCGGTAGTATATTCTAAGTATATTTGAGTAGTATCTGAATATATCTGATAATGAGATAATGTCAGATATAGTAGTGATGATATATGAACTAAACGTATCCATAGCATACCCGTAATAGGTATGCTATGGATATCGTGTATGGATTATAAGCTCTCAAATGATACTAGACATATGTAGAGTGATAATGCTACTATCAGTAATGAGATAGTATTAGATCTTCGTGTGATTTTATTATCAGTAATCAAATACTCTATCGATAGTTTATTATTAGTGAGATCATTATTAGTCTTCTGGTATACCGAGTATATCTTCTTAGTATTAGTATAGATAGCTATCTTACTATTCACATTGACTGACTTATTATGTATAGCAGAATCATAGATGGAATACACTACATCATCTATCAATTTGACTAGACCTACAGATATGATAGTACCATTACGTTTAGTTATCACCTTCTCAGATTCATTATCAGCTACCTGTATATTAGCTACATCAGTAATGACTAATATAGCACGTTTCAACATACCATAACTTATCATAGGGATGGTATGATTCACCATCTTGATATAACCTTCGTTAACAAACTGAGACTTAGATAATATCTTATTATATACAGCGCTAGATATATGACTAAAAGAAGCATTGAGTTCCTTGAGTATCTTCTCACCATCTAGCGTAGTGGTGCGAGAAAATGATTTCATGTAATCATCAGCTTCCTTAGTCTCTAAGTAGTTACCTACGATATTTTGTAACTGACTACGTATTCGTGTACTAGTATCAGTGATGAGATATAGTACTTTAGCATCATCGTTAAAGTTCATGACAGTATTGTAATGGATATTGTCTTTAGATATTATCGTAGTAGACCTATTAGTGGTAACCTTCTTCCATGTATGATCTTGCTTGATACTATACTTGAGTGATAATCTTTCCATTACTGTTTGCATGATATCATAATTAGCTCCATGAGGTAGATAGTGATTGATAGCGCTAGCAATGAATCTGTACTGATGATAGTTCAGTACGTTAGTAGCTGTCTTTATCATCAATTTACTAGGTAATCTACTAGTCATTATCTTATGTATCATATATACAGAGACTAAGTTTAGTGCATCTGACACTACCTTATGATCTTTATTGACAGATGGGATAGCTTTTATGATAGCTATGACATCACGTTCATCTAGTGATAGTACTTCAAAGAAGTTAGAGAAGTCATCGGATCTAAAAACAAACTTCTCTACAGCTAACATGTTAGAGTTGAGTACTAGTGGGTGAGTTTTATATATCTCAAATGATAGCACCATACGATTGAATCGTTCACATAATTTAGGTGTAATCTTAAGATCTAGATCCTTATCGAAATGTGTTAGTATATGAGATGACATCGAGTTTATATCCTCATTGTATTATTTTTTAAATAGAGTATCTAGCTGAGACGCTGTCTTATAGGCTCTAGTACTTAGCATATTATCAATACTGATAGCTAATTTAGCATAGTCACTACTTACTCCACCATCACCTAGTGTATTATTTAGTATAGAAGTAATAATATTACCAGGTAGATTGATGAAGTTGGTAATATTATTATGTAACTTAAACGGTATAGTAGCTAACTGCTTCTCCATGATAGAGATATCTTCTATTAATTCATTCCTTATAGCTGGTGGTAGACTACTATCTTTCAGCATGTCGATATTATTAGATACATTACGGCTTAATCGCTTGATAGTAGTTTCATATGATGAACCACTGAATCTATACAGTTTAGCACCCATGACAGATATACCTACAATTACAGGTATACGCAATGCGACATTGATAGCTCTCAGTGCAAAACTATCCCGTATGGTACTATTAAACACTGGTATCATGAAACCACGTGCCATCATAGCACTTTGGATCTTACCTATTTTGATTAGCATACTATTCAGCTCAGGACTCATACGATACCTACTTACATATTCATCAGCTAATCGTTCCCACATGGTAGTATTATTTTCATCTACATATAGAGATCTAGATCCTGTACTATTACTTTTACCCTTAGGTGGATTAGGTATTATCATTAACTTGACTGCGGTGAATATAGTATATTTACCCAAATATATACTCAGTAGTAGTATTAGTATTATCCATAGAGTGTTACCAGCGTAGATATTCTCAGTATCACTGATATCATCATCAGATATCTTAGATAGTAATGTATCGATAGAGCTGGATAATTTCATTCGTAATTTACTATTATCCCCAGCCTTATCTAGCTTCTTATCCAGTTCTTTCTTAAGACCTTTTGGATCTTTCTTTATCAATTGATCAGTATCACGTAATGCATTATTGCCATAGTATCCAGTATAACTCAGATCAGCCATATATTCAACCCAAGCAAATACGTGACCTAATTCATGTAGTAATGCTGATACTATTTCTCTGGATGTAGGTTGATATTTAGTATGAGCTTTAGGTAAGAAATCACCAAGGACAAATATACCAATGGGTAATCCTATCACTACACCAAGAGTACCAGCTTCTTTGAGTATCTTACCTCGTTCTCTATCTAGACTCTCAGTTACTTTTAATACATCCTTTACAGTATTAGCGTTTCTTAACTGACCTTTTACATTACCTTCAGCAGCATAAATTAACTTACTCATATAAGTATCGCACTTAGATAAGCATACATATATACTACATACATTATCAATGTTGCTAGGATATGATGTCTCTAGATTTTTAATTACGACACCGGTGTATTTCTTTACTACCTTCTTAAACTCAGGTTGGACATACTTATCTATGAAAGTCTTCATGCGCCTATGTTTGATACTAGCACTAGAACTATCTGTAGGATCACCGTAATCTTTATCATGCTTAGTGGTAAATTCGAATATACTATCGATTAATGAGATAAGCTTCTCAGGGAATTCTTTACTTGTCTGTAAGCTTATAGATTCAGTAGATCCTAGTACGTCTCTGAACATCGGCATGCTGGAATCTAATGTATCGATACTACCTATTAAAGTACTCATGATTCTCCCTTATATGTTTGTAAAGTATGCATTGATATCTATATCGGGGTAGACATTGATATTAGCTTTAGTATTGACTAAATCGTCAACTGTATCTACTCGCTTGATCATATTATTAGCATCGTCAGGTAATAGTGATTTGAGATCATTCAACTTATGTATGATACCTACACGTTTAGTTCTATCTTTCTGTATAGATAATCGCTTATCTAGTACCTGTATTCGTAATTGGAGGTCATCTATATCTACTCCATTTTCTATATTCTCCTCTGCTATTATATCTTGCAATATAGTATCCTTCCTCATATCACTGAATGCATCATACATGCTAAGATTCTTACCAAATAGTACAACCATGCAGGCTAAGATATATCCGACTACTCTATCATCATGTCCACTACTAGTATGATCGACTCTACCATTTCTTATAGTCAATCCCTGTATCTCTAGTACTAGTCCAGCATCATTGATCTTATCAGCAGATAATTCTAACGCTCTCTTAAACACTGTATTATATAAGAATTTCCTACCGATAGTTGCACTGTTAGAGTTTCTAAAGCCAAAGTACTTTCGGTACTTGTCATATAATTCTCCATGGGCTATATTCACGTTCTTAAATTTATTATCAGCATGATCTTGCACTACTAAGTTGTATATTCTTTTAAATGGATTAATACCTTCCTTATCCAGTTCTAATAGTACAAGATCTATCACGCCTACTGCCATATTTCTTTCTGGTATATAGAGTATGTTAGGATTCTTTAATAGTTTGACTACTAGTAGAGCTACCTTAATTAAGTTCACTGTATTACAGATACATACGCCTATGACTTCTAGACTCCTAGCATCTACAAATACGAATGAGGTATTATCATTACCTACATTTTCAGATACATCCATACCTAGTACGATTGGTATCCTAACGAAGTTAGCTTGTATCTCTACTTGTTCTTTTGGTATGTACCACCTGATCATGAACTCATCGATATATTGCACATATACAGGTTCTTTCTTACTACTATGTACCTTATCTAGTAATAGGATATCTATAGGAGATGTCTCACTACCACGAGTCCATTTATTCAGATAATCCCTAGCGATTGTATCTTTAGTACCTTTAGATCTAGCAGCCTTTTCATTAAACCATGCATCATCATAACCTAATTGCTGATAGCTAAATTCACTATAGATCATCTTAGCACTACTACCACTAGCTACAGTAGCATTTAACTTAGCTTCATCATCTAAGTCATATAAGTGCTCAGTGAATGCAAAACTATCTAGTATCATAGCGTGAGTATAAGCACCTTCAGTACTATTCAATTTACCAGCAGTAGTAGCTAATATATTACCATATGGGTCATGATTCTTTCTTGCATTATCTACTGCTGTACCAGTAGAAGCTATAGCTATTGGATATGTGATATCGATATTATTAAAGTAAGCTATCTCATCCCAAAATTGAGAAGGTGTAGTCATACCACGACCTAGTGAATCAGCACCTGAGTTAGAATTCTGAGCTACATAACTATCACATGTATTACTCAATGCATCATATGTGATCTCTTCACTATTATTAATATCATTAGCTGATGAATGTACTAACCATTTTGGTAATCCATCTCTCATATCTTTTAACCTAATGATATTAACTTTCCTCAACTTATTACCTTTAGCTAATATAGAGAATCTGTAGTTATATGAGAGGAAATACATTACTGATATAATAATACTTGTTGCTGTAACTGTCTTAAGTGTTTGCCGTGGCGCTATTACTAAATTATCTATATGGTTAAAGTATAACCAGATGATTGATAAATTACCTCTGTTCACTTTAAATCGCACACCATCAGTACCAATTTCATGGATACGTAGGAGTTCTCTAAATATGTAATATGGATTAGTCTTAGCTTCTCTCACTATCTTAAGCTTTAACTCTTCTGAATTATCCACTAGGTTATGTGGATCGATATCTGCAAGATCTGGATCTAATAAGATTAAGTGGAATAAGTTATTCTTGATTCCCATCCGCTTTAGGACAGCATGCATTCGTACAAATGATCTATTCTTAGTCTGTAAATGTATATGAGTCTCGTCTAGATGCGCATAATCTTTCTTAAATAGTATCATGTAATTTACCTTAGGGTTACGACTACGTTGTATTAGTATAGGACTACACTATTATGATGAGCAGATATCTTTTACTCATGCTCAGAGTACAATATTCACCACGACTTCCCATCCCACATACGTGAGATGGGAAGTCATAAGGAGAAAGAATGAATAACGCCAGTATCATACGTGGTTGAGGGTACGTATGATACCGATGAACCTGATAGCCTTAGGAGGATAAATGATTACTATTTCGATTCATATTATAGTAGTAACTAATATAATCACCTTAGGAGGAAATCCAAATGATGGATGCAATGAGTATGATAAAGAGACTAACTAGAGTCATCAACCTAGTCAGTAATATTAATAGAATGCCGAAGAATCTCAGGTCAAGACAAGGACTGAATAACAGTAATGCATTAATCCAACTCAAAGAACGAGCAATTGTACTAAGGGAGAGTATCGAATACTATGTCAATTTTAACGATGATGATCCTTTCGTATTAGATGGTACGATTGAATTAGCTGATGACATATGTGAACAGATTTTAGGATGCATCACTCATGTGAATTAAGCTCTCATCATATTCTCTATAGTATTAGGTATCTCACCATCATTATCATCTACTAGAGCAGATATCATTCCCTCATTCATATAGCTACCTACTATCTTAGATGTAGTAGATTTAGGTGAATGACTTATCTGATTGAGAGGTACAATGATGGGATCTTTCTTCATAGTAGTATGTCTATAGAATTTGAATGGATCATTAGCATCTCTAAACATATGTGAATAGATTAACCCAAATATCGAATGATTGATACCTAATGATACACCAAAACATTCTTCATCATGATTGAATAGACTGATGATGCTATCGTAAGTTATAAATGGAGGTATCTTACCTAGAGCTAAGAATGTAGTAAATATCACATACACCATATTAGAGTCCTTTACGACATCAGTCTCAGATATGAAGATATCTCCTGTATTTAGAGTCAGTACTGTATATGGATAATCATCTTCTACTCTATTCTCTATAGTAGATGGTTGTATACTTATCTTAGCTGGTAATATTAATGTAGACT